AGGCGGCTCCTATTGCTAAAGAGCTTAGTAGGATTAAATCTATTTTTCAATGGCACGAAACTCCTGATATATTTAAATCTCAATGGGTAGAATATATAGAAGAAGAGTTTGATAGAAGAGAGCAAGGGTATTGGTTTATGAATAAAGGAGTTCCTACTTATATTACAGGTACTCATTATATGTATTTGCAGTGGACTAAAATTGATGTAGGAAATCCAGATTTTAGAGAAGCTAATAGAATATTCTATATTTTTTGGGAGGCTTGCAAGGCGGATAAACGAAGTTTTGGAATGTGTTATTTAAAAATTAGACGTTCTGGGTTTTCTTTTATGAGTTCTTGCGAGGGTGTAAATCAAGCTACTATAACTAAAGATTCCCGTATAGGTATTTTATCAAAAACTGGATCGGACGCTAAGAAAATGTTTACCGACAAAGTGGTTCCTATTTCTAATAACTACCCCTTCTTTTTTAAACCTATTCAAGATGGTATGGATAAACCTAAAACAGAATTAGCGTACAGAGTTCCAGCGTCTAAGATTACTAAAAAAAATATGCATAAAATATCTGACGAGGAATTAGAGGGGTTAGATACAACTATTGACTGGAAGAATACAGGAGATAATAGTTATGACGGAGAAAAACTACAACTACTTTTACATGATGAGAGTGGTAAGTGGGAAAAACCAGATAACATATTAAATAACTGGAGGGTAACTAAAACTTGTTTAAGATTAGGTAGTAAGATTATTGGTAAATGTATGATGGGGTCTACTTCTAATGCGTTAGATAAAGGGGGCTCTAATTTTAAAAAGTTATACGAAGATTCTTTTCCCTCTAATCGAAATGCTAATGGTCAAACTAAAAGCGGATTATACTGCTTGTTTGTTCCTATGGAATGGAATTTTGAAGGCTATATTGATAGGTATGGGATGCCCGTGTTAAATACCCCACCATCTCCAGTAATAGGAATTGACGGAGAGGATATTGTAGTAGGGGCTGTAGATTATTGGGAAAATGAAGTAGACTCTTTATCTCAAGACCCAGATGCTTTAAATGAATTTTATAGACAGTTTCCTCGAACTGAGTCTCACGCTTTTAGGGATGAGAGTAAACAATCGTTGTTTAATTTAACTAAAATTTATCAACAGATAGATTATAATGATTCTTTAATTATGGACCATCATACTACTCGAGGTTCTTTTTATTGGGCAGATGGAATTAAAGATTCTAAAGTAATGTGGTCTCCTAATCGAAAAGGAAGATTTTTAGTTAGCTGGACTCCTAAAAAAGAATTACAGAATAATATAATTACAGAAAGGGGAATAAAAAAACCAGGGAATGAACACTTAGGTTCATTTGGCTGTGACTCTTATGATATATCGGGAGTAGTGGTAGGAAAGGGGTCTAACGGAGCTTTACACGGATTGACTAAATTTAATATGGATGAAGCTCCAAGTAATGAGTTTTTCTTAGAGTACATAGCTCGACCACAAACCGCGGAGATATTTTTTGAAGAAGTGTTAATGGCATGTATATTTTATGGGATGCCTATTTTATGCGAGAATAATAAACCTCGTCTTTTGTATCATTTTAAAAACAGAGGGTATAGAGGTTTTTCTTTAAACCGCCCCGATAAAACTTATAATAAATTATCTAAAACAGAACGGGAGTTAGGAGGTATCCCAAACACCTCGGAAGACGTAAAACAATCTCATGCCTCAGCAATTGAATCTTATATAGAAAAATATGTAGGAATTGATTTTACTGGAGATTATAGAGATCAAGGAGACATGGGTATAATGCACTTTGGTCGCACATTGGAAGACTGGGCTAAGTTTGATATTAGTAATAGAACCAAGTTTGATGCGGCTATTAGTTCTGGATTAGCTATTATGGCTAATCAGAAGCACTTATACACACCGTCTAAACAAAAATCAAAAATAAGTGTTAACTTTGCAAGATATAACAATACCAATACCCAAAGCCGAATAATCCGATGAAAAATGTAAAAATAGATATCAATGCTGCTGCTTTTCCCGACCAATTTGTTTCAGACAGCGAAAAGAAGACAGAAGAGTTTGGACTACAAGTAGGACAAGCTATACAATACGAATGGTTCAGGAAAGACGGATATAATTGTAGGTTCTATAATCAGTGGGCAGAATTTCATAGACTACGTTTATATGCGAGAGGAGAGCAATCTGTTGCTAAATATAAAGATGAGTTATCAATAGATGGGGACTTGTCTTATTTAAATTTAGACTGGACTCCTGTTCCTATCATCCCTAAATTTGTAGATATAGTTGTAAATGGAATGGCTGACAGAATGTTTGATGTAAACTGTGTGGCTATGGATGCTATGTCGGCAGAAAAAAGAAACGAGTTTCAGCGAGAGGTAGAAAAGAATGTGGTGGCGAAAGATTTATTTTTACAAATAGAAAAAGACTTTCAGGTTCCTATGTTTTCTCAGGACCCTAAAAATTTACCAGAGTCTGACGCTGAGATGGAATTATATATGCAGTTAAACTACAAGCCTGGAATTGAGATTGCTAATGAGATTGCTATTAATACTATGATGGAGGAAAACCATTATAACGACACTCGTAAACGTGTGGATTATGATATAACTACTTTAGGAATAGGTATTACTAAACACATGTTCCAGAAAGGTGATGGTATAAGAGTAGAATATGTAGACCCGGCTAATGTTGTTTATAGCTATACTGAAGACCCATACTTTAAAGATACTTTTTATTGGGGAGAAATAAAAACAGTTCCTATCGGGGAGTTGGTAAAAATAGATCCTGACATTACTAACGAAGAGATGGAGGAAATTTCTAAGTATAGTCAAGCTTGGTATGATTATTATAATGTAGCGGCTATGTACGAGAACAGTATGTTTGCTCGAGACACATGTACATTACTCTATTTTAATTACAAAACTACTAACACTTTTGTGTATAAGAAAAAACAAGTGGCGGAAGGTACGTTTAAGACAGTGCAAAAAGACGACCAGTTTAACCCTCCTCCAGAGATGATGGAAGAAGGTAAGTTTGAAAGAGTAGAGAAAAAGATTGATGTATGGTATGAAGGAGTAATGGTTATGGGTACGAATATTATTTTAGAATGGAAAATGATGGAGAATATGGTTAGACCTAATTCTGCCAACCAATTTGCAATGCCTAATTATGTAGCCTGTGCCCCTAAGTTATATAAAGGAACGTTAGAATCTTTAGTAAGAAGAATGATTCCTTTTGCTGACCTTATACAATTAACTCATTTAAAAATACAACAAGTTGTTTCTAAAGTTGTTCCAGATGGGGTATTTATTGACGCGGACGGATTAAGCGAAGTTGATTTAGGAACTGGAGCTGCATATAATCCAGAGGATGCGTTGAGGTTATATTTCCAGACTGGTAGTGTAGTGGGAAGAAGCTATACTCAGGATGGAGAATTTAATAATGCCAGACAGCCTATTAGTCAATTAACATCAAGTAGTGGGCAAAGTAAAATGCAGATGTTGGTAGGTAATTATAATCATTACTTAGGAATGTTAAGGCAGGTAACAGGATTAAATGAAGCTCGAGATGCCTCTACTCCGGACCCTAATTCTTTAGTGGGGATTCAAAAGTTAGCTGCTTTAAATTCTAATGTAGCTACTCGACATATATTAAATGCAAGTTTATATATAACTAAAACATTAGCGGAATGTTTATCTATAAGAACTGCAGATATTTTAGAGTATGCGGATTTTAAAGATGAGTTTGCTATGCAGATAGGTAAATATAATATGGGAATATTGGAGGAGATTAAAAATTTATACCTATATGACTTTGGTATATTTATAGAAATGTCTCCGGATGAAGAAGAGAAACAACAACTGGAAGCTAACATTCAGATGGCTCTTCAACAACAAGGAATTGATTTAGAGGATGCTATTGATATTAGAACTATTAATAATTTAAAATTAGCTAATCAACTTCTGAAAGTTAAAAGAAAACAAAGTGCTGCCGAGAAACAAGCGCAAGAGCAACAAAAACAAGCTATGCAGGGTCAGCAACAACAACAGTTGCAACAACAAGCGGCTCAAGCTAAAATGCAACAAACTCAAGCCGAGATACAAGCTAAAATACAAATTAAACAAGCAGAGATTGCTTTTGAGATTGAAAAGCAAAATAATGAAGCTCAGTTAAAACGTAGATTAATGGATGCTGAATTTAATTATAATATGCAGCTTAGAGGTCAAGAGCAACAACAGATAGATATGCGAGAAGAAAGAAAAGAAAAAGGTAAATCTCAAAGAATTGCTGAAGGTAATTCTCAGCAGTCTAAAATGATTGAACAACGTAAAAGAAACTTACCAGCTATGAACTTTGAATCTAACGAAGACAGTTTAGATGGATTTGATTTAGCTGAATTTAATCCAAGATAATATGCCTACTGATCCAATAAAAAGAAGACGTAAGAAGCATGCTCGTTCTATTAGAAAAGGAGTAGGTCATGTAAATAAACGTGGTAAAACCGAAACTCATAAAATGGAATGGTATGATACAGAAGATGATAAAGGGAGAAAAAGATATCATGTAACCCCGTCTATCACTTTTGATGAAGAAGGAAAGAAAAAATCTCAGACTTATGAGGAGGCAAAAAAAGCCGGAGAAGTATATGAGTTTAAAAGTAAACGAAGAGCTGAAAGATTTGCTGCAGGAAGTTGGAAAAAAGGAAAGGATAAAAGAGAGGCCATGAAAAAATATAGAGCTAAAAAGAAGGCCGAAAGAAAGGCTTAAAAATATAATAAAATTAGTATTAACTTTGTAACCTAAATTAAATTAAATAAAATGGAAGAAAATAAATTTATTGTAAAAGACGTATCTGGAGCTGAAAAATCCAAAGTAGAAGTAGAAGAAAAATTACTTAAGGAACATGAAGAAAAATTCCAAGATACAGAAAGTAACCCTAACGTGGAGCGAGTGGATACAAGCTCTACGAGTGCCGAAACCATTCCGGAACAAAAAGAAGTACAATCGGAAGGAGAAGCACAAGAAGAAACTCCCGCACCAGAGTTAAATGATGCAGAAGTTCTTTCTTATATTAAAAAAAGATATGATAAAGATATCGAATCGGTAGATCAATTATTTGATGCGAAAGAAACAAATGAAGACTTACCAGAAGATGTAGCGGCATATTTTAAATATAAAAAAGAAACAGGTCGAGGTATCAATGACTTTGTAGAATTACAAAAAGACTACGAAGAAATGGACGGAGACAAAGTGCTAACAGCTTACTATAAAACCACTGAAGAAGGTTTAGATAGTGAGGATATTCAAGATATCATTGAGGATAAATTTTCTTACGATGAAGATTTGGACGAACCAAAAGATATTAAGAAAAAGCAGTTAGCTAAAAAAAGAGAACTTGTTAAAGCTAAAAAGTTTCTAACTGAACAGCGAGACAAATATAAAGCTCCTCTTGGGTCAAGCGGGGGTGGATTGTCAACCGATGAGAGGAAAGAGATAGAAGGCTATAAAAGTTATATAGAGGAATCGAAAAGTGCACAGGAAGCGCAGAAAAAAAGGTACGATTATTTTGTAAATAAAACCAACGAGGTTTTTAACGATGAGTTCAAAGGTTTTGAGTTCAATATCGGAGACAAAAATTTTACCTTCAAGCCGGGTGATAGAGATGAGTTAAAAAGTAAACAGTCTGATGTTAATAATTTCGTGGGTAAATTCATGGATAAAGAAAGCGGACTAATGACTGACCCTCAAGGATATCATAAAGCTATGTCTGTAGCGATGAATTTAGACAAGTTTGCTGAATTTTGTTACAATCAAGGAATGACCGCAGCTGTAGATGATGTTACTAAGAAGTCAAAAAACATTAATATGGATATGCGTAAAACTCCACAAAGTTTCAGTAAAGATGGTTTAAAGATTAGATCGGTAGGCGACTCAAGCAGTGGAAAAGGACTCAAAATTAGAAGTATAAAAAAAGTATAATTAAAAAAATTTAGAAATTATGGCAGTATTAGGAACACCAGGCTTTGATTTGCAACCAAGTGCGCAGCAAGTCGCTTTAGCCTCAAACTACCTAACTAACTTTAATTTTTTGAATCAGTATCTTCCTGATACTTATGAAAAAGAATTTGAGCGTTATGGTAACAGAACAGTAGCATCATTCTTAAGAATGGTAGGCGCTGAAATGCCTTCAAACTCAGACCTTATAAAATGGGCTGAACAAGGAAGGTTGCACACTAAATATACAGCGTGTACGTTAGCTACCTACACAGGTGCGGAAACTACACAAACTATTACAATCCCTACAGCACAGGTTAATCCAGCTTCTCCTCCAGCATCATCAGCTCCGGCTAATGGTTTTGCAGCTATCAGAGTAGGTCAAACTATTATGATATCTGATGAGACAGCAGGTTCAACTTTAAGTAATAAGGCGATTGTAACAGCTAATTCAGGAGCAGGTGCTCCATTCTCTATAACAGTAGCTTACTACGAAGCAACACAAGCGGCTTATGCAGCGGCTTCAACAGTAAGTGTATTTGTTTATGGGTCTGAATTTGCTAAAGGTCAGCCAGGTATGGTTGGTTCATTAGAGTCTCAAGACTTTATCTTCGAAAACTCTCCAATCATCATTAAGGATACTTATGAAGTAAGTGGTTCTGACATGGCACAAATTGGATGGGTAGAGATAAGTACAGAAAACGGAGGTACAGGATACCTTTGGTACTTAAAGTCTGAGCATGAAACAAGACTTCGTTTTGAAGACTATCTTGAAACAGCAATGGTTGAAGCAGTTCCAGCAGTAGCAGGTTCTGGTGCGGCAGCGGCTGTAGCTCCAGTAGGAAACAAAGGTTCTGAAGGAGTTTTCCATGTAGTTAACACTCGAGGAAATGTATGGAGTGGTGGTAACCCAGTTGCTCTTGCAGGTTTTGATTCAGTAATCCAAAGATTAGATAAGCAAGGAGCTATTGAAGAAAATGTTATTTTCGTAAATAGAGATTTCTCATTTGACATTGACGATATGTTAGCGGCACAAAACTCTTATGGAGCGGGTGGTACTTCGTATGGTTTATTTGATAATGATGAAGACATGGCTCTTAACTTAGGATTCACAGGATTCCGTAGAGGTTATGACTTCTATAAGTCGGACTGGAAATACTTAAACGATCCTACTATGAGAGGTGGTTTAACAGGTGGTGCAATCAACGGGCTTTTAGTTCCTGCTGGTTCAACTACAGTTTATGACCAAATCTTAGGTAAGAACGCTAAGAGACCATTCTTACATGTTAGATATAGAGCTTCTGAAACTGAAGATAGACGTTACAAAACTTGGATCACTGGTTCTGCTGGTGGAGCAAGAACGTCTGATATAGACAAGATGCAAGTTAACTTCTTATCTGAAAGAGCTTGTTGTACTTTAGGTGCAAACAACTTCTTCTTATTTAGAGACTAATAAGTATCATTAATTTAGGGGAGGATTAACCTCCTCCCCTTTTTTTTAACTTTAATTAAATTATAATAAAATGAAAAAAAGAAACACAACTGCTGTTGCTAAACAGTATAGATTAAAAAGAAACGTAGCGCCATTAGCGTTTATGTTATCTTCCCACAACAATAAAAGAACACCATTACTTTATTTTGATGAAGATAAAGGTGTAAACCGAGCTTTACGTTATGCTCGAAACCAAAAAAGCCCTTTTGAAGACGAGCAAGATGGAAATGCTATTTTAGAACCTATTGTATTTGAAGATGGGTTTTTAAATGTTGATAGAGGAAACCAAGTTCTTCAAGAGTTCTTATATTACCACCCACAAAACGGGCATGTATTTGAGGAAATTAATAAAGCTAAAGATGCAGCTGAAGAATTAGAATATGAGGAAATTATTTTAGACGCTCAAATTTTAGCTAAAGATTTAGATTTAACTACTTTAGAAAGTTTATCGAGAGTTCTGTTTGGGGCGGCTGCAGATAAAAGAAGCACATCTGAATTAAGAAGAGACATGTTGATATTCTCTCGAGAAAATCCCGGAGAATTTATTGATATGCTAAACGATCCTTCTTTACAGGTTTATGATGATGTGGCTAAGTTTTTTGGAGCAGGCTTATTGTCTACACGAAATAAAAATAGAGACGTGTATTTTAATTTACCTACCAACAAAACTAAAATGCTAACTATTCCATACGGAGAAGACGCTGAAGATATTGTCGCTTCGTATATGCAAACGGATGAGGGTGTTGAAACTTATAAGCTTTTAAATCGTATGTTAAAAGGCGATAAGAAAAAACCTCAAAAAAAGAAGTCTGAGAAAGACGAAGAGTAAGATAAAGAAGCATCCCTAAGGGGATGTTTTTTTTTACTATATTTGCAGTATGAATCAAAAAAATATATACCTTAAAATAATCCACCCTAATAATGCTACTGTTCCTATTTTAATTCCTATAAAAGGATTGATAGGAGCAACATCTCTTGGGACGGTTATTTCATATCATTACAAAGGAGTTTCTTCTAAATTAAGCTTAGTACCAAATAATTTAGGCGAAGTAGCAGCTCTTAAGGCGGCTGTTAACCGAGCAATTGTTGCGGCTATAAAAGGAGGGGAGCAACAACAATTTTATCCTGTTGAAATTTACACCAGCAATTCTGGGGGTCTATTAGGAGGTTGGGTCTAAAATTCTTATTTCTTTTTTACTTATCTTTGCGCTTTATTAACCATTAAAATTATTAATTATGGACAAATTTTTAGACACTCCGGTAACGGGAGAAACAAACATGCTCATCAGTTGTTCTGATGTGATTGCAGTTACAAAAACATCTACAACGAAAACAACAATCACTTACAATAGTGGTAACACTGCTGAGCTTGAACACGCTGCAGAAGCTTTCGTTAATGAAATGAGAGATGATGTACAAAACGCTATGGAAGAAGCTTTAAAAACTTCTTGGACTGATGTTGCATTTGCATGGGTTCCAGCTAAAGCGGTTAGTGCAGTAGTAATAGCCTAAGTAAGATGGAGAGATATATTAATGTACCTATACAAATGTACCCAAGTTCGACCGCAACAAATGCAGCTGGTCCAACTAACGGTACAACTGATGCGGCTACAGCAGGTAAACTAACTGACACAGCAACAACCTTTATATCAGACGGAATAGTCGCTGGAGATTATGCTGTTATTACTACAGGTATTGCAGGATACCCTATAAGAACTTGGTCACTAATAACAGCGGTAGATAGCGAGACTGTGTTAAGTATTAGTGGTGCTGGAAGTCCTGATACAGGTACCGGAGGATTATCTGCTTCAGGAACAGATTACGAGGTTATTGCAGCAGCTGATGTTTCTAAATGTGTATTGTCAGGAGCTACTTTTACAGAGAATGTATCTGTAGGGGATGTGGTTTGTAATACAGATACTAATCTTAATTACACTGTAGCTTCAGTTGTAGATGACGAAACTCTTATTTTATCAGGAATTAATTTTGGTATTATTACTGGAGATGACTTTTTTATCTTATCCGATAAAGGGATTCATGGTAAGAACCAGGTGAGATTAGATAACGCTACTGAAATTAGAGGTAACGTTGCTGATGGAGAAGTAACAGTTCATTATAAAAGAGGAGCTACCAGCCAAAAATTAGTTATCGCTATGGGAGATACTGTAACTGATGATGCTTACTTTATTAAGTTTAAAGAAGTGGCATTAGAATGTATGAAGTCTCAATGGCAAGTTAACACTGAAGATATGCCTTTAACGGTATCCACTGGTACTCAAGGGGTTCAATGGGCAGCATCATTTACTTGGTCATAAGTTCATATTGACATTTTAAAAGAGAGGCTTACAAAAAAAGTAGGCCTCTTTTTTTTTACTATCTTTGTAAAAATGTTTAGAGAGTATGGCAGCATCTATTAATGAAGTAAGAAATACCGTTTTAGCGATAGCTAATAAGAATAACTACGGATACATTTCTCCACAAGATTTTAATCTTTACGCAAAACAAGCTCAAATTGATATGTTTGAAGATTATTTTTATGCTTATAATAATTGGATTAATAAGCAGAACTCGAGAATGTCTGGAAGTGGTTATGCAGATATAATTAAAGGGTTGGTAGAGGTAATAGACACTTTTTCTACTCAAGTGTTTTTACCTCAAAATAATGCTAATACTTATAATTTACCTAATGATTATTACTTAATAAATAAGTTATTTTATTATTCTACCCCTTTATTTACAGGAACAAATAGTGCGGTAGCGGCTAATCAGTTAATAGACGCGGCAGCAGTAGGATGGACTACTATCCCTGCGTCAGCTCCTACTCCGCTTCCTGGTAGTATAGTGGTTAACACTACTACATTTCAAGAGGCTTATGTAACTGGAGTAATTAACACCACTACAATAACATTAAGCGCGGATATATTTACAGCTACTCCTGAAACTTATGTTATTTATGCAGACACTAAAATTAGAGAGGTAGAAAGAGTTAATCAAAGTAAAATATTTTATTTAACAAATTCTATGTTGACAGCTCCAACCACAACTTACCCAGCGTATGTGTTGGATGGAAATACTATTACAGTATATCCTACTACTATATTACAGGCAGGAGCTATCAGATCTCAATACATAAGATACCCACTTACTCCAAGATGGACGTGGACAAATTTAGTTATAGGAGAACCGCAGTTTGACCCTACACAGACAGATTTTCAAGAGTTTGAATTACCAGACTCAGATGAGCCAACGCTTATTGCGAAAATATGTCAATATGTAGGTATAGAAATTAGAGAAGCAGACGTATATAATTTTGGGAAAACAGAAGAAGGTAACGAAATATCAGAAAGCAGTTAATTATGGCATATATTACAGATTACGTTTATTACGAAAATAATATTGGACCACCATACGCAAGTCCTTCAGACGCGAATTGGGGTTCATATCAGTATGTTTCTTTAGAGGATATTGTAAACAACTTCATGTTAATGTTTCAAGGAAACAATGAAATTATTAATAATGTAAATAGATATCAAGTTTTGTTTCATGCAAAGAGAGGTATTCAGGAGTTGAATTATGATGCGATGAAAGAAATTAAGATATTAGAATTAACAGTCTGTGATACTCTTAGATTTGTTCTTCCTCCAGATTATGTAAACTGGGTAAGAATCTCCTGGGAAAAAGACGGAATGTTATATCCTTTAACGGAAAACATTCAAACTAATTGGAGTGGAGCATATTTACAAGACCATAATTGCAGGGTTTTATTCGATATAGATGGTAACGTATTAAAGCCAAGTGATTCGTTTTGGGATAAACAAAGATTAGATGGAAATCAAAAAACAATGTATTTAGGAGAAGGTCAGTATAATGGTCAGCAAGGATGGTGTGTAGATGGCTGTTGGTATTTTGACTATCAAATAGGTGACAGGTTTGGATTAAACACTGAAACCGCAAATATAAACCCTACCTTTAGTATAAATAAAAAAGGAGGGGTCATTAACTTTAATTCAGTTATGTCGGGACAAATGGTGGTATTAGAATATGTTTCAGACGGCATGGAGAATGGCGATGACTCCAGTGTAAGTGTAAATAAAATGTTTGAAGAATTTATATACGCATATATTAAATTTGCTATTTTGAATGGTAGATTCGGGGTTCAGGAATATGTAGTTAATCGAGCAAGAAAGGATAAATCCTCCTTGCTTCGTAATGCAAAATTAAGATTAAGTAATATACACCCTGGAAGACTCTTGATGAATTTAAGAGGCCAGGATAAATGGTTAAAATAATATGTCGTTAACGTCAACAAATTTCGTAGCAGGAAAAATGAACAAGTCTATTGACGAACGACTTGTTCCTCCAGGAGAATATATTGATGCGCTGAATGTGCGTTTAGGGTCTACCGAAAACACAGAGATTGGTGCGGTAGAAAACTCCCGAGGTAACACTCTGTTAACTCAGTTAGAGTATAATAATCAACCTTTAGTTGGAGACGCTCGATGTATTGGAGTATATGAAGACGGTATCAATGAAACATTATACTGGTTTGTACATAATGAAGGTAACCCTAATTCAGTAATTACCGGAGTGGTAGATTTAGTGGTATCCTATAACACTAATACAGGGTCTTTAATTTACCACTGTATTAGTACAGAGGTTTTAAATTTTGACTTTAAATATCTTATTACCGGAGTCGATAAAATTGAAGGGTTGTTATTTTGGACGGATGATTTGAATCCTCCAAGAATGATAAATGTTACTACGGATTATGATTATCCGGTAGGTGGATTAGATACTATATTTGAAGAAGAAGATGTAAGTGTAATTGTAAAACCACCAGGGTTTGAAGACTTCGATACCACTGCCAGTCAATGGGCTCCTTTAGGATCTCCTGAAGTAGAAAATTATCGTTTGGTAGGGCAAGAGAATTACATGGAAACGAGATTTCTTTCTTTTGCTTATAGATATAGATATGATGACGGGCAATATAGTGCTACATCTTTATTTTCAACTCCCGCCTTTCAACCTAAGCAATTTAGATTCAGTATTCAGGATTATCTAAATGCTGGGATGTATAATCGTTTTAACGCTTGTAGAGTTACTTTTTCAACCGGTTCAAAAAGAGTAAAAGAAATAGATTTACTATATAAACAAACTACCAGTAATACTATTTATGTAATAAAGAGGTTTCGTAAGGCAGATTTAGGATGGGCTGATAATACTTACCAGACTGAAGCTTTTAGTAATAGCGAAATATATACCACTTTAGGTTCGGATGAGTTATTAAGACTATACGATAATGTTCCGCGAATTGCTAAGGCTCAAACTATCCAAGGAAATCGTTTAATGTATGGGAATTATGTAGACGGATATAATATAAAAGTAGCTCAAGGTGGTGCAGATATTGATGTAGATTATTGGTGTGCACCAACCTCTAAAGAAATCGCAGGGGAGGCTATAGGAGATGGAGGAACTACTAATCCGCAGGTTGCTAATTCAGCATATACTATTGGGGGAGGAACCGCTGGTCAAGACTCTCTTTTAACGTGGGATTTAACTAATGCTAATCCAGCAGCTGGAGATATTGTAGCTGGAACCACTTTTAACTTCTCTTTTTCATTAGAACAAAACGCTTTACAATGTAACCCTGGAGGAACCGCTGATTGTGTGGCTGCCAGTACTTTTGTCCAGTCTTCTCCTTTTACCGTAACCTGTACTTTTACATGTCCTGTGGATTA